TTTTTTACAAAATATTCTTGATTACTATATAAACTTTTCCATTCTTCTAATGGCATACTATTATATCCATTTTTCTCAATTGAATAAACACGATTATTGATTATTCTACCTACATGATCATATCGAATTTTTTTGGTTTTTCTATAAAAATTACTTAAAAAACCATAAAAACCGTTGTTATTACTAGGTGTCATTCTAAAAATTACAGTTGCTTCACACATATTATTACCAAGGTTTTGATGATGACAATCCTAATTGTTTATGATACTTGTGTACGTTACATGCCCACCAACCTGCTTTAGTTCTGTCTGACTTCTCAGAGCACTTGTGACGTGCTCTAAACGATTTAGATGCTTCTGGATCATCATTCTTTATTTCGTAGTCTGGTGAACCCCATTCTACCTTCTTAGCTTTAGTTTCACCATCAGCAGTCTTCTTCCCACTATCAACATATACTCTGAATTTCTTATCACTGTCACTTACTCTACTTGGGTTATCAAGTGTTACTTTTTCACCATCATAAACACCTTTTTTTTCACCTTCATTAAGTTTGTTTTCGTCAAAAAAAACTGCTATTTTACCAGCATCAGTTTTTTCCATAATGAACAGATCATCTTTATCAGTTAAATGAAGTATGTTATTTTTATATAGTTTACGGACTTCTTGCATTAGTTCGTCATGTGCTTTTGAACCAACTCGGAAAACAGACTCTGTTAATGACAAACCTAAGTCTAAATGATATTGTAGGTTTTCGGTTATAACATGTTTACGTATTTCTTCGGCTATTACTTCTTTTACTTTCATGTTTTATACTTTACAATAAATACAAGAAATAACCCAATTATATTACTAATTATTAAATATAATATATATAAATGTACTAAATTAACGTGAATTACTAGAATTTAAAAGTTTTACCACAATATAGACAAGTGGCTTTCCTTAATACAGGATATATTTTTTGTGGTGTTGTAATGGCATCACACATGTCATTTAATTCATGTTTATAATCTTTTCTGCATTTCCTACTATCACATGTTTGTGCACCTATAAAATATTTATCAGTATTTTTATGCTTTTTAACCATATTTAGATATTACCACTTTCCGATTGGACATTGAGAACCTTCATTTCGAACTTTTGCAGGCATATAACAACCACATTGTTTACATCTATTAAGATTAGTTAGTTGCTTAACCTTTTTATCGTCTTCACAGTCAATACATTCTGCCATTCGCTTTTTAGCTAATTCTTCATGTTCTTCTGATTTAAAGATATAATTTTTCCAGCCGTTATAAATTTCTTCTAGTTTGTTCATATTAATATATACTACCGATTAATAATTCTACCACCACCAGAAATAATTTTTCCATACTCAGGATTTGAATTCAATTCTTTCATTGCATTATGTAATACCATTTGAGATGTAAATGGTTTAGTATACACTCTTAATTTTTGTATACCACCAATATATGATGAATCAAAACTATTTTCAATTTTAAGATTGACTTTATCATCGTCTTGGGCAAGAATATTAGATGCCGTATATTTAAAATCATTTAAAAATAATATGAAGTTATTTTCTAATGGTTCATCTGAATCTATTAATAGCCCAATTCTCATTGTCTGTCTACCTGTATTATCTTTGACTCTTACTTTTACACTAAGATCAACCCATTCTCTAGGCATAGTACCGTCATATTTCTCTTCTTCAATAATAGAAATTTCTTCTGATCCTGTGACGACTAATTTTATTTCTTTTGTTGACCCAAACCTAAAAATATCATTTTCAAATAGACTCACATCAATATCATAATCTCTATTACTAATTATTTCTATATCAGTATTAAATTCAATATAATATTGTTGACCGACTGTTTGACCAGTAGTACCTGTATTTTCAATTCTAAATGTTGGCACGTCAATAACATTACTTGGATCACATTCACCTTCAATTCCAAATGTTTCAGTATCGGCACTAAATATAACTCCAGTAACTCCCGATGTTGAAACATCAATAATATCGTTACATGGATCGTCTTTTAATGGATTTTCTATATTAATGAAATTTGCATTTATGTATGTGCTATCTTCACCATCATATAGTGTCGTTGTATTTAAATCCCAATGATATGAATGTTTCAGACCGAATGATCCACCGCCCCAACTAATATTATATGGTACACCAATCTGCTTTTCTTTATTATTTTTCATACCTAAAAAGAAAAACTCTTTATAGTCATCTATCTTCCAGAATTTTCTACCGTCAACATATATGGTTAATTCACCGTTTCTAGCTGGTGCACATTCAACCAAGTCATCAAAACATTCAAGTAATTCATCTGGTTTATATGTGATATTTATCATAGTCCAGCCAGTTGCTGTTATTGTGTTAGGTGATATGAGTGTTTTAACAATGCCATTTTCATTAACTCTTTTAATAAACACATTCCCATCGCTATTTAAACCGAAAGCAATTACATTTTCATTTATACTATCATTTGGTTGTTCAACTGCTTTAGTTTCGTTTCTGTCTTCATAATCAATAAATGCATTTTTTAATGATATTTCATCTAAATATCCATTTAAATTATTACTTTCACTAGTGGTCACACCACTATAACTAGTAACCGTTTTAGTGGTCTCATTTGTTAAACCAATAATACCTGTTCTTCTACTTACAATTTCTTCAGTTAAAATTTCTTGAGTCTCACCACTAAAAAATGGATTGTATTTGTCTTCGGCACGAGCACCCATAAGATAAAATATACCTTCGCTATTATCATTAACATTTATTAATGTCTCTATTGTAATACCCTCATTATATCTTTGAGGAAGTAACTCATGATTATAATCTTCTAATTTAAAGAAACCTTGTAGATATCCACCATCTAAATCGAAATAATTACCAACAGTAGATGCACTGGTAACCGCACTAATTGGATACATATCATAAAAAGTACCACCACTTACATCATTATATCCGACTCTATAAAGAGATACTTTAAGGTCTTCGGATGTTATATCTAATGAAGATATTTTATCATCTACTCTCCCATTGTCATATGCTGTCAATCCGAAATCATATAAATTAATGTTGTCTGAGTATGCTCCAGACCATTGATTGAGACTTATTGAAGTAAATCCCGTATTTAAATTCCAAGACTTCTCATCTGAAATATCTATATGGATGGCAAGACCATCTTTAATAATACCACTTAAACATTCTAAATTCATGAATTTGTTATTTAATTATAAATACTTATTAAAAAAGACAAGTATTTATACAAAAATCAATTATTTTAAATTAAAGAAAATAATATGAACAATTTACCACAATTAGAAAATAGATTAGAAAAATTAAATGAAAGACTTAAAATAGCAACCGAAGAAGGAAGACAACCTGCGGTTGAAAGAATTGCCGAAAGAATTAAAATGATTGAAGGTAAGATTGCAGAACTGTCTCCTGATAAATTATCTAATAAGAAAAAATAAATAGATGGGAAATAAAAAATCAAGTAAAGAATTATTATTCGAAAGAATGCACTACATGGGGATGCCCAAGAAAAAATTAAATGAACACGAAATGGATGTGGAAGATATTGAAGCAGCCAGTGATGATATTCATGATTATGAAGAAGCACCTAGCTATCAAGTTAAACTAGATAACATCTGTGACAATGCACGTGATCTACATGATAAGTTAGAAGTTGTTGACGATCTTCCAGCATGGGTTCAAGATAAGATTACTATTGCCGAACATAACATGAAAGCAATTAGAGATTGGTTGGAGAGTAAAGGACATGGTGAAGACAGAGATGATTCTGAGATGAGTAGCGAAGAAGAACCAGAAATGGACACTGATACCATAGCTATGAGTGGTGAAGATGCCGAAGAAGATGATGACGAAGTGAAAATCAGTGATGAAGATATGGATGAACTTACCGAGTCAAAAAAGAAATAAATGTTACTCAACGAAGATATTGTAAGAAATATTGCAAAGAATGAGTCATCACAATTTATAGTAAATAAGTTGGATGACTCATTTCAAATTAAACTATCTGAAAGCTTTAAAAGAAGTTTTCCAGATGAGATATCTACTTACAATAACTTTTTAATATCAGAAATTCAAAAGATATATGAAAACGTAAGTATTTATATGTTAAAGGACATTGTTGTGATTAAAGAAAATAAAGATAAACTAAATGAGTCGTTTCTAACATTTGATGATATAAAACCAAAAAAGGGTTTTTGGGATGAAAATAATATATCAGATATTATCAATGAAATAGTTGATCCTAATTCTATCGATGTTAATGATTTTAAAAAGAAAGATGAGTTATGTCCTAAAATATGGGATAACGAAAGCATGACAATTCATGAAGATGTACGTAAAGGTCTTCTTCGTATTGCAAAAGAATTTATAGAATACGCAAATCTATCCAAATATAAATTTGAGGATATCACATTAACTGGTTCATTAGCAAATTATAATTATAGTGATGAATCTGATCTAGATGTTCACATATTAATGGACACGTCACAAATTACCGATGATAAAGAATTAGTTGCTGATTATTTAAAAAGTAAAAAAACACTTTGGAATGAAAGTATGCCTTTAGAAGCTAAAGGTCATGAAGTTGAAGTCTATGTACAAGATTCTAGTGAGCCTCACACTTCAACAGGTGTTTACTCTATAATGAGAAATAAATGGTTAACTAAGCCAATAAAAGAAATTATTCAATTAGATACTAATAATATCCAGAAGAAGACATCTGAAATAATGGACTCAATTGATGACATTATGGATAGTGAGCATACTGAAAGCACAGTATTTCAAATTGAAAGATTATTCGATAAAATTAAATCCATGAGAAAGGCAGGATTAGATGACGAAGGTGAATTTTCCGTTGAAAATATTGTCTTTAAAATTTTAAGAAGAAATGGATACATTGAGAAGCTAGTAGATTTAAAGAAAGAGCTGATTACCAAGAAATTAACTGTAGAAATAGATGTCTAAAAAATATATTATAACCGAGTCGCAATTAAATGCTCTTATCGAAAAAAAGAAAAAAGATAAAAGAATTGCCGAAGAAATTAAAAGCAAAATTGAGAGATATGAGAAGTCATTAAACGAGTCTCATATCAAGAAATCTGCAGTTAAGACTATATTAGAATCATATAGTAGAAAAGGATTACTGAATAAAGGAGTATTAAAACAACTTAATTTAGACAATAAAATATAAACTGACTACCCACTAACTAAAGAATTATTGTATTTTTTGGTTTGGGTACAGTATTTATAAAAAAATGTAATAACGAATAAAAACAAAAATTTAAAATATACAAAAAATGGCTAAACCATCTAAAGATAATTTTCAAGAAAGAATTAAAGCGTTAGCTTTTTATGGCACTTCAAAGAATAAAGTCAATGAGAGCGTAAATAACAACGCCACTCTTGTCGAATATGTAAGAACTGACGATGGGACGGCATATGGTATCATAAAAGAAAATCATGACTACTACATTAAGAAATCAAATAGCAAGAAAGACCTTGACTCTACTGATTTCGCATATATTGGTGGTTTAGAAAATAAAACTAATTATAAGTATAATACTTTGGCTGAAGGTCAGAAGCATTTAAACTTTGTTGTTAAGTCAATTAATGAAGCATATTCATTAGGTGGTGTATATAACAAATTAGATGAGTCTGCTAACGGTACTAAGCAAAGTAAAACCGAATCTGAATCTAAACCAGAAAATATTGAAAGTTTTCTTTCTAGTCGAATTAAAGATGGAAAAAGAAATATTGTAGAGAATCACGAAAAAAAGTTCAAAGCTTCTTTACAAAATAAAGTAGAGGCTAGTACCAATAAGAAAGGTTTAATGAGTGAAGAAGCTACAACAGCTATTCAAAGAGCACTTGGTATAGTGAATGAAGAAGCTATGTCTACTAAAGATTCTGAGCAAAAGGATTCTGATGATATCAATAACCAAAACGACATTGAAAAAGGTCAATCTGCTGCACTTAACCAAGATGGTGAAGGTAATCAGAAAGATGCCGATAAAGCAATGGCTAAAGGTAAAGGTGAAATAGAAAAAGAAGATCAAAGCGGTTCAATTGCTGTTGATGAATCTATATCTATAAAAGACACGTCAAAAAAGTCTGTTTATACTGAAAAATTAAATGGTGAAAGCTTATCAACTAAAGATTCTAAAATTGATCCATCAGTATATAACAAACCAAGTAAAGCATTTGGTGATGCTTCATATGGTGGTGAAAAAGTTAAATCATTAGCAGATTCAGAGATTGTTCCAGAAGATATGATCAACAACAAAACTGGTAAAGAGAAAGCAACTTCTCCAGTTACAGATGAAAATGCTAAAAAGAAAGCTGATCAAGGATTAAAAACCCCTAAAGCTCCTTCTACAGAAGATAGTGAGATTAAGGATAAAGGATTAGCAACTGCAACGGATAAAAAAGAGAAACCAACTTCACCAGTTAATGATGGTAATGCGAAGAAAAAAGCTAATGCTAAAGTGAATGAAGGTGAAGACCTTTCTACCGAAGATAGTGAAATTGAGCAAGCTGATGCAGTATCAAATAAAAAAGATACTAAAGAAAATGCTCAAGCACCTATTAATGATACCAATGCTAAAGCAGAGGCTGAAAAGAGAAATGCTAGTGGTAGTTCAGGTAAAGTAACACCAAATGATAATGAAACTTCAGGTGATGAAGATATCGTTGCTCAAGAAGTTAATGAAAATAAAAAAGGTGATCCGTTCAAAGAGAAATCTAAAAATACTAAAGATATTGCTACTGATGATTCTGATCAAGAAGATGGGGATAGAGTAGATAATAAAGATAAACATGAAAAAGTAGATTCACATAATTCTCATTATGATGTTGAAATGGCACATAAGGAAAAGAAGGGTGAAGAACTTAAAGTTAAGAAAGAAAAAGGTGCAATTGTAGCTGAAGGTCTTGAAGAAGGTATGGATGATGTTAATTTAGAACCAGTTAAACAACTGATTGTTAAATTAGAAAAAGATATCCAAACTGGTGCTGCTGAACCTGAAACACAAACTCATGTTGACTATTTGAAAAATTTAGTTCAAAGCATGGGTGGTGGTCAAATGAATGAAGATGATTTATCCACTACTGATTCAGAAATTGAAAATTCTGATATGTTAGCTGCCGAAGGTGTTAACGAAATTGAAGGTGAAGAAGATACTGATGCTGCTGCTGCTGCAATGAAGGATTTAGAGATTGATGTTGCACAGGATGATGAAGAAGAAGAAGCTGCTCCAGCTCCAGAAAGTGGTGAAGATGTTGATTTAGACATTGATGCTGGTGGTGCTCCAGAAGGTGGAGAAGATGTTGACTTAGATGTTGATGTTGATGCCGAAGGTGGAGAAGAAGGTGAAGGTAACGAACCATATAAAGACGTTAAAAAGAAAATTGCAGATATTGCTGAGATTGTAAATAGCAATGAATTTGAAGATGATAAGATTAAAGATTTTATCAACTCATATCTTTCAGAATTTGAACCAGAAATTGCTGGTATGGAAGTTACAGATAGAAAAGACATGGCTGATGAGATACTTAAAGCAAAACCAGATGCGGATGGTGTTGGTTCTGAAGTAAGTGGTCTAGAAAAAGGTAGTGACGATGCTATCGACAAGCAAATGGCTGACTTAGAACAAGGTGGTGGTGAAGAAATTGATGTGGATGTAGAAGCTCAAGCACCAGTACAAGAAGATGAAGAAATGGGTGGTACTTTTGAACAGTACGCTGAATCAAGAGGATACGGCATAGATGAACTACATGAGTGTGGAAGTGATGAAATGGCTAACATTATCTCTGGATATAGAAATGACGGTGGTAGTGATGCTAAGGGTGTTGCGGTCTATATTAAAGACCCAGCAGTTGTTGGTGAGCTAGGTGATTATGGTCATAGCGATTTTGGTGAAGAACTAGAACCTTTTATCGGTGCTGTAGCCGAAGAAGGTGTGAGTTTCGGTAAGCATGAACCAATGCCAGATGTTCAAGAAGATGAGATGGGTGCTAGTGATGCATTAGATGCTGCAGTTGATGATCTTGACAACGGTGAATTAGATGGAAGTGCTGATGCAAGTGATTTAGGTAAATTATCTAAAAAAGATAAGAAGAAAGCATTCAATAAAGTTGAAAAGATGGCAGAAGATGGGATTCCTGATGTTGCTGATCTTGATAATGATGGTGAAATCTCTGGATATGAAGAAAAAAGACATAATGCAATTCAAAGCAATATGGATGAAGATGAAAGTGGTGATGCTTTAACTAGAGCAATTCAAGCTGCAATTGAAATAGCTGAAAGAGATGGTGATAAAGAAAGAGCTGAAAGGTTAAGACAACAATTGCCACATGCATCAGTTGATGTTGCTGAGAAAAAAGAAGTTGGATTTGCTAAAATGGGTGAACCAATGGGTGGTGGAATGAGAAAACCACAAGGTTCTCAAATACAATATGAAGATATTGATCCTAATGAAATTCCTGATCCAGATTCAGATTTTACTGATAATATAAATGTTGACTTTAGTAAAAAGGATAGCAAAAGTATGGAGTATGATCCAAAATCGGAGTTAGGTAGAAAACAAGATTCTCAAGATTGGGACAAGCATAACGATATTATGTATAAAGATAGTCGTATTGACCGTCATGACCCAATGGGTGGAAGTGATGATTTTGAACGAAAATATGGTAAAAATGTAAAAGATCAACAAAGTGGTGTTGTTCATAGTAACTCTGTCGGTACACATTTACCTAATCAATATTCACAAATGAATGAATCTGAAAATAAAATCAGAAAATATGTTCAGAACAAACTTGCTGAGATGGCTGGTAAAAAGAAACCATCTATTAATGAAAGTAAATCAACTAAACTAAAGGCTTTAGATAAAATGATCGAAGAACAATACGGTCTGTACAATAAGAAAGTCAAAAAGTAATACATGAGTAAATCAGATGATTTAAAACTCGTATATGTTCTCAAAATTGGATATAATTCAATGGGTGAGGGCTTATACGAGTTTATTTTTGCTAAAGATATTGCCCCTATTATAGCAGAGGATAACATTAAAGATTCATTGTGGGATGAAGTTCCTGCATCGTCTAAAGATAATGCACTTGTTCCTACTGATGATATGATTGATGCTATATATTCATTAAAAACAAAAGAATTTGACTTATGGTGTTTACATGAATCAAATGACAGATCATACCTTGATGGTGTATATACTATTCATTGTTTAGCATATGAACAAGAAATACAGGCTGATTATGAATTTGATGATTATGAAGCCATGTTTGATGGTGAAGAAGAAGAGGACACACCAATACTAGTATTTCACTTTGGAATGACATATCAGGACGTATCAGATTTACTGTACGCACGTGATATTATCCTAGAAAAAACATCTTTTATTAAAGCTTAAGTATATATTTCATCATTCAAGTATTTATTATTATAAAATACTATAAATAATGAGTGAAATATTAGAACAAAATGATGATAGTAAATTATCATATGAAGATAAACTAGAAATAGAAAAGGAACAGCGAAGAGAATTAATTAAAAAACTTCGTGAAGAGCAAACTTCATATGAATCTATTATTGTAACCGAAGACGGTGACGTAAAAACTGCAAGTCAGTTAAATTACGAAGAACAACTAGTTGAGATTAGAAGATGTGCTTTTGATCCAGTTTATTTTATTGAGACATATCTTACAGTATTCGATCAAATGCAAGGTGACGGTGGTAAAATTGTACCATTTAAAATGTTTCCCTTCCAGAAAAAACTAGTAACTGAATACCAAAAACATAGATTTAACATTGCCAACAAATACAGACAGGCTGGTATATCAACCACAACCTGTGCCTATCTAGCTTGGTATCTAATGTTTAACGAAGATCGTTCAATTGCGATTGTAGCAAACAAATTAGAAACAGCACAAAACGAATTAATGAATGATGTAGTTGATTTCATCGACACATCACCTGAATGGTTAAGACCATCAGCAGATAAAAAAGATACACAAAAACTAAAATGGTATTCTAACGGATGTACTCTCGGTGCATTCTCTGCAACTGCAGGTCTTCGTGGTTATACTCCAACACTTATTTTCTGGGATGAAACAGCATGGACAGCTAACTCAGGTAAATTCTGGGAAGCAGCAGGGCCTTCATTACAAACAGGTGGTGGTGCAATATTTGTATCAACACCAGCAGGTCTAGATGAAGTATTCTACAAATACTTTGATGGTGCACGTAAAGGTAAAAATGATTTTAATGCAGTACAACTTTGGTGGTTTAATGATCCAAGATACATCAACAATAGAGAAACTGGTGAAAATGAATTAGAATGGATTAAAAATGCTGGTCGTGATGATGAAATCAGAATAAAAGATGAAGATTGGAGTGACGAAAAGCGTATCCAAATGATGGATGACGGATGGACTGCATGGAGTCCTTGGTATCAGGAACAAGTTCAAGCAGCTAATGGTGATATGCGTAAAGTAGCTCAAGAGCTTTTATGTTCATTCCTTGGATCAGGTGATAACTTTATTTCCGAACAATACATTAGACATATTGAAGAAAATACAGTATCAACACCAATACGTCAAGATTATATTGATAAAAACATGTGGATTTGGGAAGACCCAGAAGAATTAGAAGATTATTTAATGGGTATTGATGTATCATCTGGTCATGGTGATGATTATTCGACTATCAACATATTTAAAATCAATGAAATTACCGAAGAAAAAGTAAACTTTAAAAATGGTAAGAAAAAGAAACAAAAATTTACCGTCCATAAAGCAGTCCAAGTAGCTGAATATTATGGTAAATTATCACCTCAAGAATTAGGTGAAGTTGCATACACATTCGGTACTCAATATAATAATGCATATGCAGTGGTCGATGTTACTGGTGGATATGGCTCACAAACAGTCGTAAAGCTTTTTGAGCTTGGTTACGAAGTGAGTCGAGTACATCATTCAGAAATTACACATAAGCCAACCAGAGACAAGCTAAATGGCTACATCCAGCAATCAACTAAAAAATTACCTGATGGAACAGAGTCTAAAGTAGACTTAGTACCGGGTTTCTGGATAGGTGGTAACCGAGGTGTTGTACTTACGGAGATGGAACGTGTGATTAGAATGGAAGAAATCTTTATTAATTCAGTTCGATTATTAAATGAGTTAAAAACATTTGTAACTGTAACTGGATCACGTGTTGCCGATCACAAACGTAGTTTTCATGATGATTCTATCATGGGTATGGCTATTAGTATTTATGTAGCAAACTTTGAGAAAATGAAGTATAATGTTTCTCCATCTAAAACGAAGAAAATGTTAGATGCATTAGTCACATTTAATTTACAAGAAGGTCAGGAACGCAATAGAAATAATAATAAAATACAACAAGAAAGAGATAATCCATTCGGTCAACATTCATGGATGATGAAAGGATTAAAAAGATAAAAGTATTTATACAATATGAGGTTTTTGGCTAAACCAATAGTATTTATAAAAAACTATAAAATTTTATATAATGGCAGATAATAAAAAAACAATATTTCAAAGTTTAGAGTCAGTATTAGACCCATTTGGTGGCACAGGTGCACCAGACAAAAATCAACAGCGTATTATTATCAAAGGTAAAACACCTGAAGATGTAAAACGTAGGGCTTTAGAAATTGAGCAGCAGCAGGAACTTAATAGTAAGTTCACAAAACTTAATGATCATGGCTTTCAAAAGGCAATGCAATATGAAGCTGCACGTTTACCAGCTTATTTAGATTATGAAGGTATGGAATATTACCCATTAATCGCATCTGCATTAGATTTATTTATGGAAGAAGCTACTACTATCGACAAGGATGGTAAAATGCTTAAAATATATTCAGACAAAGAAAGAATTAAGCAACATTTAGAAGAATTCTTCTATGATATTATTAATGTAAATGTTAACCTACCATTTTGGACTCGTAACTTACCTATTGATGGTGACTCTATGATACCATTATTAGATGGAACTGAAATGTCAATAAAAGATATTTCTGAAAAATTAAAAAATAACTCACAAGAAGATATTTGGACATATAGTGTACAGACCGAAACTAATAATATTGTTGGAGGAAAGATTGTATGGTGTGACAAAACAAGGGAAAACACACAACTTGTAAGAGTTACTTTAGATGATGGTACATATATTGATACTACACCTGATCATGAATTTATGACTAGAAGTGGTGAGTTTCTAAAGGCAAAAGATTTAAAAGCTAATCAAAGTCTAATGCCTTTTTACACTCGTAATAGTGAAAAACCTAAAGATAGTATACATGGATATGAAAAAGTTTATAATCCAAGTAGTAATCACTATAAATATACACATAGCATAATTGCACATGAATTTCGTAGGGATATAACTGAAGAGAAGAAAACAGGTTTAACATATGATACTCATCATGTGGATTTTAATAAGCTAAACAATCATCCAAACAATCTACAGAGGTTATCTAGAGATGAGCATTTTTCATTACACAGAAAAATTGCACTTGATAATTTACACACACCTGAAATGATTGAAAAAAGATTAAAAGGTATTGATAAGTATTTGAGATCAGATGATAGAAAAAAATATTTATCTGAAAAAATGTTAGGTATATATCCTGAATATTTTAAAGAATATAATAATTCTGAACTTCATGAAAGTCACAATAAAGTACGTAGTGAAAAAATGAAACAATATTGGTCTGATAAGAACTATAAACATTCAACTAAAGAAAAAATGATATTATTTCTATCAGATAAATGTGTGAGTATTATTAATAAAATTATATGTGATTCAAACAGATATATTTCAAAGAATGAATTAGCAAAAACACTGAAAAATGATAATGAATTCTTTTATGAACTTGATAAATACAATCAACAAAATAAGAGAGATAAAAAGAAATCTATAAACGGTAAAACCCTTAATGAGTTATTCATTAGAAAATTCAATCTCACATATCAAGAATATGTTATAACTGTTAATCCAAAAATTTCTGAAGATAGCACATACAAAAAAGCATGTAATATCAGTAAAAGTAAAATAATTAATCACAAAGTAGTTTCAGTCGAATATTTGAATAATAAAAGAGATGTATACTGTATGGAAGTCGTTGGTATAGATGGCGAACATGATAGACATAATTTTGCAGTTTGTACAAAAAATATAGATGGGTCTTATTCAAGAAATGGTGTATTTGTATCCAACTGTAAATACGGAGACAACTTTGTTTATCTAAAAGGTAAAAAGAAAGAAGGTATTACCCATGCTAAACAAATGGTTAATTATGAGATGGAACGTATTGAAAGAGTAAAAGATAATAAATCACATCTTTATTTTAAACAACGTGAAACTGGTCAAGAATTTAAATTACTTGAGATGGCTCACTTTAGATTGTTAGGTGACGACAAGTACTTACCATATGGCTCTTCAATTCTTAATAAGATTCGTAGAGCATTTAGACAACTTATTATGGCAGAAGATTCCATGCTTACCTACCGTATTACTCGTGCTGGTGAAAAAAGAGTCTTTAATATTGATGTCGGTAACATGGATGAAGACGATATCCAAGAATACATGGGTAAAGTTATTTCTGGCTTTAAGAAAAAACAACAAGTCTATCCTGATGCAGGTCAGATCGATTATAGATACAATATTTTAGGAGTAGATGAAGATTATTTTATGCCTAAAAGAAACGGAAGTAACATGTCATCTATAGAAACATTACCGGGTGCTTGTCTATCTTTAGATACTAAAATTGAATTGCTTGATGGTAGATCACTTTCATTAGCAGATATAATCGATGAGTATGATAGTGGTAATACATTGTGGACTTATTCAATTGATTTAGAATCAGGTTCTATTGTACCTAGTCCAATAACATGGGCAGGTATAACTAGAAAGAATACCGAGGTTCTTAAATTAACATTAGATAATGGTGAAACAATTACATGTACACCTGACCATAAATTTCCAGTGAAATATGGTGACTATGTTGAAGCTAAAGATTTAAAAATGGGTCAATCATTATGGGCATTTAATCAACGTAAAGAAAAAATTAAAAAACACTCTAAACAAGATTATAATCAAATATATGATCATAATTTAAATGAATGGGTTTTTACACATAGAATGGTTGATGAATTCAATAACGGATTGAACAATAAAAAAAATACAGTATTACATCATGTAAATTTTAATAGATATGACAATACACTAGATAATTTAAAAAGAATGGATTCTATCGAACACTTCAAACTTCATGCTAAATTTAGTAGAATCGGTAGTGATGCATATTCAGATAAATATCATAATGATGAAGAATTTCGTGAAAGAATAAATGATAATTTAAGTGAATCTAGAAAAATCTATCATAATAAATTAAAAAATGACATAGATTTTTCTAGTTCAGTTAAACAAAAACAATCAATATCAAGAATTAATTATTTAAATAATTTAAATCAAGAAGAATTTTTACAAGCAATTGCTCATCTGTCAACAGAGGGATCAAGAGTTAAATCAATTGAAACATTTAGAAATAATCCTAATTATAATGAAATTATTAAAAATAGAACAGCGAAGCAAATAAATACAAAAAGTACTACTGATTGGAAAATTAAAGCATCTAGAATTGCAAAAAATAGTTGGAAAAATAATGAGTATGTTAAAAGTGTAATTGAACCACAGACATTAAAATATTCAGAAAAATTAATTGATTTACTTTTAAATTATAGTGATGAATATAATACTTTAACAGAAATACTTGAGAATAAAATTAATGTAAATAATAGTGAATTTAAAAAATTATTTATTGATTTAAATATTAATAATAAACAATTTTTAGGAAAATTCAATAAAATTACAATCAATAACATTAAAAAATTATTAAAATATTATGGATATAAAAATTGGAGTGATTTTAAATTGAAAAAACAATATTATAATCATAAAATAATTAATATAGAATTTTTAAGTGAAAAAGTTGATACTGGTACATTAACTATTGATGGAGATAATTCATATCATGGAATACATAACTTTCCATTGTCATGTGGTATATTTACAAAAAATTCTAACTTAGATCAGATTGCAGATATTCAGTATTTACGTGATAATCTATTTACAGGTTTAGGCGTTCCAAAGCCATTTTTAGGATTCCAGCAAGCAGCAGGTGATGGTAAGAATATGGCACAAATGGATATTAGATTTGCTAAAAAGGTAAATAGAATACAGCAAGCCATTGTTCAAGAATTAAATAAGATGGCTATGATCCATTTATATCTACTTGGATTTAAAGATGACTATCAGAATTTCTCATTAAGTTTAACTAATCCATCTACACAGCAAGAAATGCTAATGGGTGAGATGTTACAAGCTAAAGCACAGATATATACTGAGGTTACAAGAAACGAAGGTGGTATTGCAGCTATGTCACATACTAACGCTAAAAGACTACTGTTTAATAGTTCTGATGAAGAAATTATTAATGACTTTAAAATTCAGAGAATGGAAAGAGCATTATCACAAGAATTACAAGATACACCATTGGTTATTCCAAAAACTGGTGTGTTTAAAGATTTGGATGATAAATATGGTTCTGATGAAATACCTCAAGGAGCACCAGAAGGTGGAGAAGGTATGGGAGGTGATATGGAAGGTGTTGATGAACCTAATATACCACCAGCAGGTGATGCTGGTGAAAATGCACCACAAACCCCTGCTGACTTACCACCGATTGAAAGTGTTCAACATAAAAAGCCAAATATGAGTGATGAAGAGTATGGTTCATTACTAGAAAAAATGGTAAAGGGTGATACTAAACTAACTATAAATAAGAAAAAGAAAGATCGTGAAGTTATCAATGAAAACACTGAAAAAGTTAAAGGTTCTAATAATAGAGCAATTAAAATGGCAAGTGAAATAGAGTCTTTATTAAAAAAGAATGACAATAGCCTTAATGAGGATGAAACTCTTAAAGAGGCGATTAATGGTGAAAGACTTCAAAAACTTATAGACGAAAACATGAAAAACATATCTAAATTCCATGTTAGCGATAGTAAACCAGAAAAAAAAGATGAAGAAGAAGATAAGAAGAAGATAAGAAATAATATTTTATATAAATAAAAGTATTTATAAACAACTAATTAGGTATTATTATGAAGAATATAAATATAGGTATTGCTAAATCAATAGTTTCGGGTAAATTACGAGACGACTTTATCTCAACTAAGCAAATTAATGAGTCAAAAAATATTGCATCTCATTTTTATTTTTTAATTGAAAACTCAGAGGTTTTACGCAATCAATACAATATATATGGTAATTTAGAAAAGAAACACATTGCTAATGATGTTCTGGCTACTAAATATATCGATGATAACATTTCAAATATTTCTAAATATTCGTCAAAGAGTATTCAAGAGGCAAATGAGAAATTAAAATCATACATTAATGAATCAGACGTTAATAACATTGACAGTGAAAAAGTAGATTTATATGATGCTATTAATAATTTAATTGTAGAATCATCTAAAAAATCTGAAGGTACTGCCGATGTTGATTTAATCTATGAGTCATATTCTAAGATATTAAATCACTTGAAAAATAATGAAAAACAAGAAGAAGTTTTATCTGAGAGTACTAATGATGATAACATAGATATGAGTATGGTGTTAGAATTAGCTATCAATAAATTTAATGATAGGTATTCTAGCTTAAATGAAAATGAATTAAAAATCATAAATACATTAGCAGTTGGTTCTACCGATGACAAGAAAGTAATGTTTGAATCATTTAAAAATGAAAATCTAACATTACTTTCTTCGGTTGATAAAAATGGTATCGAAGATAAAATAAACGAGACCATTGATAAAATTTCTAAAATGCAATATGATAATAAAACATCAACTAAAGATGTTATAAAGCTCTACGATTTAAAGAACAATTTATCCTAAAAAGGATTTAAAGGAGTTAATTTCGAAATCAATATCAAACCCAAAGTATTTTCCTTTGGGTTTTTTATATTTAACCTTTGGTTGTTTATCATTATTTTCATCACCTAAAACACCAAAAACTCTTTTGACAAAAATAATTCCTTCACGAACATAATCATCATTATATTTTCTACCTGCAGTATCCAACATTAAACGATAATTAGTTTCTTCCAAAAGAACATCTCTACTATATGCAAATAAGGAATTAGCTCTTAATCCTTCATTTCTTATTAAAACTTCTTTATATAAAGCTGCTTGTGCTTTTATCATTAACTCAGGGTTATCAATAATATTCTGATACAATATATCTCTATTATTAATTGCTATCTCTAGACTAGCTTCAGTTACACTACGACCACCATAATAATAACTACTACGTTGATCTGGTTCTATCATGTCAGATGTTATTATGTCTATTTCTGACCTAATTAATCTTTCAGTCTGAAGAGATTCAAGTGTTGTTGGTTGTGCAACAATATTAGAAAACACTCTTTTAGATTTAAAATTTGCAATACCACAACCACTAGTAAACATATCATAATGCCATAAGACATATCCACTATCAACAAATCCAATTGCTGCAAGAGTATTGGCATCAATATCATTATTATTAGCATATTTATTATACCAGAATATAAGTGCATCAGCCAATTGTTCATTATTATTTATTGGTCTACTATTGTGATCAACAGCATTTGCCGTAAAACCAGTAGGTGTTAAATTACTAAATGGTAAATCATATTTATATCTACCCTTTATTTTATCATCACCCGTTCCACAAACTGATTTTATAAAATCTTCTCCTTTTTTTGTTAACTTTCGCATTTGTAACTTAAATTTTTAATTTGATCACTATTAACTTCATCATCAAAGATGATATAACGACCAATTCTTTCTCCATTTTTAAACTTTAATATTAAATCGTCAATAGTTCCAACAATATCATATCTTGGTCTATTAGATTCACCACCACAATAAATATTTTCTTTGCTTATATCATTATTAAAGTATCCATAACCTAATGTAAACTCAAAGTGTACTGGATCATCATTTTTAAATCTACCACCCCATCTAAAACCGTTTTCTTCAGCAATCTGTGCTATTGATTTTTGTGCAGCTATATTTGATCCAAATACATTAGGTGGATTTCCTTGAGGAAAATCCCAATATTTATTCTGATCTTTATTATATATTTCTGCAGTAGGGACTCCATTTTTATCTAATTTTCGCAACGAAACATCCACTGCTAAACCATACTGATGAAAGCTTCTACCCGGTGTTGCTA